CCGACCTGGCTGTGTTCGCCATGCTGCCGTGGAAGCCAGGCGACTTCGTCCAGTGGAAGGGTCGCTTCGACCGCCTGGGTGGCCGCGCCACACTGCTGCAGGTCCCTGTCGCGGAAGGCACCTACGACACGCGAGTCGTTGAGATTCTGACAGACAAATTTGGACCCATTCAACAGATGCTTTCGGCAGATGAACTGGAAGGTCTCACCGACAAGCTGCTTGGTATGGAAGACACCGAAGGCATCATCGCATCCATCATCGACAAACTGGAGGTCGCATAGACCATGTCTTGGAGTTTCAACAAGGAATATGGCTGGTGGTACGACGAGAGCAGCGAAGAGGCTCTTGCATACCGTTGGTGGTCCATCAACACGATGGAGTTCCGTACAGTCGAGGAGGCCCGCAAAGCCTTTTCAGATGCCCAGAACACCATGAACGACATGGACCAGAACCTAAGCGGCTGCGACTGGTGCTGTGGTGGCGGAGACATCGCCTACGGTGAGGAGTCACGCCTGGCCGAGAAGGCGCAGGAATGGCTGAAGAAACGCGGAGAATCCATAGCGTTCACTCCCCTCTGCACACACTGCAACTATGCAGCTGGTACGAAGACCACTAACGGTTGGTGGAGCTACCTCTGCGCGAAGTGCGAAGAACATCTCAATCATCAACCACAACCCTAAGCCCCCCCACCACATGAAGGAATCATCATGTCATTTCAACATCTCCTGACCGTCATCCAACAAGCCGCAAACGGCGAAGCTGAAATCGCCGAGGTCCGGCAGAGGATTTTAGAAATTCGCACACACATCGACAAGCTGGATCAGCACCTCGACAAAATCTCTGCACGATTCGCCAACGCGGAGCGGACCATCAGTTCCAGCCTGGGCGCCCAAGGCACTGCACCCGGTGAGACAGTTCCGTTGCCGATGCCGATGGTGCGCTCATCGGCGCCGCCACCAATGCCACCGGTGCGCTCATCGGTTCCGCTGCCAATGCTGCCCATGCGGGTGTCGGCGCCGCCACCGATGCCACCGGAGTTGATGATGCCTCCACCCCGAAGCAACACCACCGAGCTACAACCACAGGTGGAAGAGTGTCTCGACAAGCCGCGCAAGCCGCGCAAGCCGAAGCGCACGCACGTCCGCTACTCGAAAGAGAACTGGCCGCGCCGACCCCGCAACGGGACCGGTCAGATGGAGTTCATCTATCGCGGAGCCGAATACGTCTCCACTGCGGAGAGGCTGGGCGTCGGCACCCTCGACATCCAGGGGGACCAGAAGTTTGTCTGGCTCCTCGCAGTGGAAGCCGAGCAGGTACGAGACACCGTGCGTCGGATTACAGCAGAGCGTAAAGAGCGCAGACAGCGTAAGGCGCGCGACGAGTCCCCACCCCCTCCAACAACAAACGGAATCTGATGCCTCAACTCCTCATCGATGCTGGGCGCAGCGCACGCGGCTGGAGCCGTGTCGGCAAGTTCATGACGTGCCCACAGAAGTTCGCTTACGAGGAACGCCTGGGCCTGTCGCTCATTCCAGGTGACCCGCTCACCAGGGGTAGCATGGGCCACATCGTCCAGGCGCATCAGCACGCCATCTGGGGCTGCCAGCAGGGTGGGTGCTGGGTTGGGGATGAGTGGCACACCGACCCCGACAGCTTCCTGCCTCCAGAGGATGCCATGGCTGAGTGGTGCGAGCGCAACGGCAAAGGCCATGAGCACAGTGACCGGATGCTGGAGACGTTCCGCCGCTACCTGGCCAAGCACCCCGAAGCGCCCGGTCGCATCCTTGCGGTGGAGTACCCCATTACAGCTGTGCTTGGGTTCAGCGGAGGACCAGGGCAGAACTGGGGACTGTGGGTTGTTGACCCGGCCGAGGCGTCAAAGCTGAGCACACCTGTCGAAAGCATCAAAGGGTTCCAAGGCACCACGATCTATCCCACACCGCTGGACTGCCCAGGCCACCAAGGCCATGGGCTCCCCATCTTCATGTCGCGGCGCCTCGACCTGGCCATTGCAGACAGTGCCAACCGAGCCTGGATCTGGGACCACAAGAACACTGCCTTCGTGAAAGCCTCAGCGACCGATGCCTACAGCATCGACGGTGGGTTCGCCGCCTTCCGAATCATGGGCCAACAGGTCTGGCATGGTCGAGAGGGCCAGGCTGCCTTCGCTGGTCTGACGGTGAACCTGATTCAAACCGCGGCACCTTGGCGCGTACTCCGTGCAACCGTACCCCCGACGCCTCACCGCGACGGTCACTATGCGAACATGCTGTGGCGAGCCGAGCATGAGATCGCACGCCTGGATGTCGAAGGGCTCAGCCCCTGGCATTGGCCGAAGATGCAGGCCGAGAGCCAATGCATGGGGCGCTACGGTCCCTGCGCTGGCCTCGACCTCTGCCGCTACGGTGAGTCTGCAGTGACGGATGATCACCGCCGCAAGGACACAACCGACATTTGACATCTCGATCTTTGACCGAGAGAACCCTAACCCTTAGTCTGATCAAACCCTAAGCCTGAAACCCAAATCCCTGGAGACTCTCATGGTTCCGACCGTGATGGTGACCTCGTATGGTCAACCGAAAAAGAAGAAGACGAGTGATGCGCTTGCGGCGTTTCCAACCGCGCTGTGCATCGGCGTCCCCAGCGCCTTGACGTTGGTGGCCCAAAACGAATTGGGCTTCACCCCTGCTGTGCATCCCGACCCGCCACAGACGCTGCCCGAAGTGACACAGCTGCTGCGCGACTTGAAAGCTGCCAACGTCTCCGACCAGTACGGCGCCGTAATCCTCGACGACACCAGCCATATCTGTCAGCGCAGCATGATGACCTGGGAGGCAGAGGCACCCGTAGGTCGGAGCGGGAAGAAGGATCGCTTCTACCAGTACCAACAGCTGAACAAGCACCTGCTGGAGATCGCTGCGCTGAGTCGCCACCTGGGCGTGCATATGGTCATGACCTTTCACGAGCGGATGCCTGGCACAAACGCAAACGACCAGCACTGTCCCGGCGGACCCGACGTGCCGTCACGCAACCAGACCATGACCATCCCGTCGTGGTGTGACATCAACGTCCGCGCGATGATCGACCCCGGCTACCCCGACCCCTGGTTCCCAGGCATTTATTACTGCGACCCGACTGATCCCGACTGGGTCACGGGCGACCGCACAGGTGTTTGTTATGAGCAGACGCCTGGCAACCTCCGAGAGATTCTTCGAGCCAGCCACAGCGGCTACCGGCTCGACCGCATCCCAGGCCTGGAGTGGCAGGACGATGTCGCTGAGACCGTTGCCACGGCCATTGCAGGTGGCGCTGACGTGCGTGAGACAGTGCACGCCGTCTTCACTCAGTGGCATCAATCGCATCAATTTTCCGAACTTCACTTGCGGTGGGCATGTCAAGATGGTATAGCTCGTGGTGTGCTTACACTCCGCAGGAGTCGCGGCCTTTTCGATTTCCAGGTGGATTCGCCTGGACCGGTGGAAGCAGCAGTTCCGTTGCCTCCACCACCTCCCCCAATGAACAAATGACCCCGCCACGCAAGGAGAATTAGCATGGCCACTTTCTTCATCCCAGGCTTCATCCTGACCTCTGTTTCCACTCTCGGCGGTGCCGCCCCTGAGACTGGATATCTCACAGCGACTGTGATTGACATCGAGAGGCACGCTACCCGTGTGCAGTCTCGCAAGGTCACGTTGATGTTTGACAACGGCGGATTCACCACCAGCGACTGGTTGACCATTCCCTTCGACGATGATGGCAACATCTTGTCCCAATACGAAGACAAGAACAACAAGGGAACCCTCGACAAGAAAGGCCGGGGTTGCGTGTCAGCAGTCAAGACGATGCTCTTCAGTGCGGGCTATGACAACTCGCAGATGGCCGAGGGTGCGACCGATGACTGGCTCGTTGGCAAGACCGTCCACTTGGAATGGCACGCTGCCGCCGACCTTGGCGCGCAGTACGGTGATATCGCAGGCTACATCACGCCGAAGCTCTATGAGGCTCTCATGGCCGAGGGCAAGCTGCCCGCCATCGCAGGTGCCGGTCGCGCTATTGCAGGTGGCTCTGCTGCCAGTCTGGCCCCCGCACCGACACCGGCAATCGCTGGTGTGGCCTCGGTCGCAGTCCAGGCTGCTGCCCCGGTCCCGGCCTCTGTAGCGCTGCCGCCTGCACCGGACAATGGCACCCCGGCGCCCTCTGCAGGTGCTTCGTTGCCGTTGCCTCCGCCGCCGAGTGTGACGAGTCTTGTGAACTGACCCTGTGGTGGGGTTGGAAGGGCGTCGGTGCCACCACCCATGCCCTTTTCCTGGCCCCCATGACTTCGCGGTTGTGGGGGCCTTTCTCTGGAGTGCTCATGCCCTACAACCCTCGCGACTGTGGCGCTCTCTGCGATGAGTGTCCGCTTGGTCCAGAAGGCGAGATGCGAGGGGACACCCGGTGGCGTCCAGTCGGTCCCGAACTTCATGACGGCGCCACCATCATCGCAGTGGCTGAGTCGCCAGGTCCAGACGAGGTCGAGATTGGGCGTCCCCTTGTCGGACGCAGTGGCAGCGAATGGAACGAGGGGCTCAGCGCCATCGGCCGGACGCGCCCCCAGGTGGATCTGACCAACGTCATCTGTTGCAAGCCGCCTGGCCCTGCCTCTGGCGCATGGCTGCAGATGACCCGCAAGCTGGACCGGTTGAACAAGCCGCGCAGCCGCGATGGCTTGGAGCCGTTGCCGCACCCAGCTACCTGCTGCCGCCCTCGACTTCTGCAGGAAGTCGCTGAGTACCCCAACATCATCTCGCTGGGAAAGACCGCGACCCAGGCGTTGACGGGTCTCGCCAGCAGCATCTTGGCAACCCGCGGTGGCCCACTGCGCATCACGGACGAGTGGGCAGTGACACAAGCACCGGATGAAACCGCCTATCGGCTCCTCCCCACAGTGCATCCTGCCTTTGTGTTGCGAGCACCGTCTTGGCGCCAAGCGTTCCATGCCGACCTGGGCAAAGCCTTCCGCTGGTTCGCCGACGAATTGCGATGGACAAAGCCCGAGACGCTGTGGCGCCCTGACGCTGCAACATTGCAACAGTGGTTGATGAAGCAGAAGGCGAATATCCCTTCGGCTCCCTTCTACGTCTACGATGTGGAGACCGACGGCATCGAGCCGATGACTGCGAAGCTGCGCTGCTTGGCCATCACGGTGCCCGACCTTCGATTGGATGGGAAACCGGCACGCCCCGATGACCGCATCACCCAGGTCGCCAGGGCGGTGGCCGTCAGTCTGCTCTCAACGGATGGCAGCACCCGCTTCTACGAGAGGGAAGAGGAAGCGGCTGTGCGCAAGGTCCTCTGCGACTTCTTCACCAACCCAGACCTGATCAAAGTCGGCCATAACGCAGGCTCATACGACCGCATGGTGGTCGAGGCTCAGCTGGGCGTCACCCCCTATCCCCTGGTCGACACGCTGTTCAGCGCCAGGTTCCGTGCGCCCGACCTACCCAAGGGGCTGAAGACCATCGGCTCCATCATCACCGACGTGGAGCGGTGGGAGACCACGGAGAAGGGGCACAAGATCAGCACCGGCTCCCAGGATGACGACGAGCTTCTTCGCTACAACATCGTGGACACCCTGGTCAACGCGCGCATCACAGCGCCACTGATTGACGCTGCTGCAGCGCAAGGCGCGTTCAGGGCACTGCCCGACTGGGCACGTCCCGCCAACTGGCGCCCGAAGCGCCCCTTCGACTTGCATGAGGTCGACCACGCCACCCAGGACATGTGCGTGGGGCTCCACAAGAACGGCATCTGGATTGACCAGGCGAGACGCATCGAGTTGGAAGTGCACTTCACCGCCTCGGTGAAACGGCGCGAGAAGCGCATCAAGGAGTTGGCGTCAGAAGAGGGGGTGAATCTGACTGACAGTGCCGGATTCGATGAAGACCAGAGCATCAACCCCGGCAGCTATGACCAGGTGCGCTACCTGCTCTACAGCCGTTGGGCACTGAGCATCCCGCCTCACATGGAGGCGCGAGACTTCTACACCATGTCATCC